TTAGAAATTAAGGTAATTGGCTAGTTTTTCGGTGGCCTCGTTCTTTTGCTTTGCAGTGACTGCCGTGTAAATATCTAAAGTCGTTCGATAGCTTGAGTGTCCTAGCTGATCCTGAACCGATTTAACCGAAGCACCAGCTTCAAATGCCAAGGTGGCATAGGTATGCCGAAATGCATGGACGGTTACGTGTTTTAGATCATATTTCGTCAGGGTATGTTCAAGCCATTTGCGTGGCTTAGATGGCTGAAACATCTCGTTATTCTCATTGGCAAAAACATAATTGTTGCTGTGATTTACGTTAAAACCAAAACGGATAAGATATTTCTTTTGTTCCAATTGCCATCGTTGCAAAATTTGCACTGTTTTAGGGTCTATGAAGACGGTTCGGTTACTTCTGGCAGTCTTGGGTGTCTGCACCAGTAAACGAGCCATATCACCCCGAGATTGTGTTTTATTGACGCTTATGGTGTGATGAACAAAATCAATATCTGACCACTCCAAGCACAACATTTCTGACTTTCGCATACCGCTAAATGCTGCCAAACGGAAGAATACACTAGCTTGTGGCGTATTGTCGTCATCATTCAAGCACTCAAAGAAGTGTTGTAATTCTGACTTGTCAAAATAATTCTCTAAGTTTTTGCGTGAACGATCATTCTTATTTACTGGTACAATAACGCGCTTAGCTGGATTTTCACTGATCAAGTCAATGTTGATGGCATAATCGAGAACCTTAGCAACGTAGTTCATAAGCGTATGATACTTGGCTAATCCCTCGTTAAACCATTGGTTGATTGCTTTCTGACAATCTTTAATGGTTATTTGAGCTATGCGGTACTGGCCAAACACGGGCAAAATGTGTAGGCGAAACATTCGTTTGGTAGTTGCCCAAGTGCTTTCTTTAACGGTATGCTGATATTGTGTGAACCAGAGTTGATAGATGTCACTAAAAATAGAATTATCATTCTTTGTGGGAAGTCCATGGTTGTAAACATCAAGCTCAAGTCTTGATAATACAATCTGGGCTTCTTTTTTTGTCTTGAATCCACGACGCCGGGTAGTTTTCTTCTTACCAGTTAGTGGATCAGTGCCTAAATATATTTGAAATTGATAACGGGTATTCCCGTCTTTGTCCTGATACTTCTTGATTGTTGCCATATATAATTTCCTCCATAACGTACCGTGCGGGGGCAGTGTTATGTAGAGAAAAATTAACTCCTAGTTAGAGATCCTTTTTTGGAATTCACTAAGTTTACTAATATTTAATTTTATTAATTTATTTGCTTCGACAATATCATTTTTATTTAATGCCATTTCAATCTTAAATTGAAGTTCATCAAGACGCATATTACTGAACTTTCTGTATAAAGAAGTCTCTTTCCTTTTCAGTTCATCGGTGTAGTGGTTGTCAACCTCCAAACAGGATAATATTAAAGTTTTTTCTTCGTCTAAATATTCGGCAAAAACTTTAGTTCCAAGGTTGGTGGCGGCTGAAATTGCATTTGCTGATTTAAGCTTTTCAATAAAGAGATCAGTAAACAAAAAAGGCAAGTTTTTCCTTAAGAATACTTTGTTTCGTGGAGAATCGAATTCTTCATCTGAATTAAAATAGTCGTCGGTATCAATACCTTTTATATCACAGTAACTAATAAAAGAATCCCAAAAAGTATACGTTTCACCTGTAATATCTGTTACGGGTCCCTCACCATATGCCTCGGTCAAGGCTATTTCAGCTATAGAATCTAAAATTTCTTCTTTTGTCAATTTCATAACAGATAATTCTACGGTTGGGACGTCAAATTTCTTAGAAATGGATTTTAAAACTTCTAATGGTATTTTCCGGGCTCCATTTTCATATAAACTTAGCGATTGAGGAGTAATACCTATTAAGGTTGCCAACTTTTTTTGTGTCATTCCTTTTTTCTTACGATAATATCGTATTCCTTGCTCCATAGTGAAAGCACCTCCTTTGCTAAGTATAGATAGAGAACATAAATTAATCAACGATTTTGTTGACATAAACAAAAATGTTGATTATTATGTAGTCATAACAACAAAATTGTTGATTAATTAAAGGTGGTGAAAAAAATGCAAAAAGATCTTCCTCGTTATATGACATATAAACAAGCAATGCAATGTTTGAATATTAAGTCTTACAACACATTGTACAAATATATTAAGCAAGGTTTGCGAGTAGTTACTATAAGTGGTACCAAGCGTATTGATCAATTGGATGTCGAAAAATTTATGGAAGCTAACAAGATTTAATTGCACCGTGCGGGGGCAGAATAAATTTAAGGAGGTGATCCTATGAATTTGGTCAGTTTACTGTTGGTCGGTTTCTTTGCCAGTTATTTTCTTGGCATTGCTACGGCGTTAGTTGGAATGAAGAAAGCGTAAGGATACGAGGTAAGAAAATGGGAGAGCATACAAAAAAGACCTACTTAACTTTGGCGAGTAGTAGGTCAGATAATCAGGAATGTATGTTTCCCCTTAATTCTAACATGAATAAGGAGAATGGAAAATGACAAATGAAGAATTATTTGAACAAGCTGAGGAATTAACACGGGCATGGGAATCACTGAAAGTTAGTATTGATTTTTTAGACGCGATGAATGCAATTATCGAGAAAGACGTCTGCTGGGCCAATTATTTCTTCGATAGTCACCAGTCAAGCAATCTGGAAAGCAATTTGTTGAATATCGCTAAGACTATGGTGAAAGTCTCAAACGCTATTTGTCCTAAAGAATAGGTGGTGACGTGATGGAAGAATTTTCTTCGTTATATGCAGCACTTGATTTAGTTGAAAGCGGGTATGAAATTTACCCTTTATCAGCTAACACTAAGACACCACCTAAGGGCCACCACGGATATTTAGAAGCCACTAGAGACCAAAACACCATTGTGGACTGGTTTCAAAGTAACCCAGATTATAACCTAGGCTTGCGATTAGACACGTCCCACTTATTGGTAGTTGATGTTGATATTCACGATTCGGCTAGGAATGGAAAAGATAGCCTGATGAAATTACAGCGTCAAGGCAAGACACTTTCACCAGATACGTACATTGAAAAGACAGCCGGCGGTGGTCTCCACTACTTCTTTAAGTATACCGGAGATAAGGTGCGCAAGGTCGATAATTGGCCCGGCATTGATCTGCTAAGTGACTTTTCGGTGATTGCACCAAGTGAAGTTGATGGTAGGGCTTATGCACCCTTAGCTGGGCGAACATTGGCTGATATTCAACCGGCGCCTAATTGGCTAGTTGATGAATTAAGCACAAATAATTTGAACAGTACGTCAGAAAACGCCGATACAACGCGCTTAAAGAAATATACTGGGCGTTTGCTTGATGAGATGGTGCAAGGGACCAATACGGGTGATAGGAACGTTTGGCTTACTAAAATGGCAGGCCGAATGTTTAGTGTTGGTGCAGATCCGAAAACTGTTTATAACATGCTATCGGTTATCAACGATTACTTTGTGGATCCATCGCTTCCCGGTAGAGAGATAAATGTTATTTTCCAGTCTATTTTAAAAAGAGAAAGTAAGGGGGCTAATTGATGGGAAAAGCTATGGATTTACCAGTAGAGACCCAAGAAGCAGCCAACAATGTTATAAAAATGCGACGTGACGCTGATTGGCAGAATGATTTCAAAAAGAATTCAGATGATGGAATCAAAACCAAGTCTCTCTATAATATCCGCTTAATTATGGAACATGACGAAATGTTAAAAGGACTAGTCGCTTTTGATGAGTTCTCGGAGCAAATAGTTAAGAATCCACAAACTGATAACTCTTTATTCAAAAAGGGCTTCTGGAATGACAGTGATGACACATTGTTAAGAAGCTATCTTGAGGATCATTACAACTTACTATTTAGCAAAGAGAACATCACGGATGCTGTGGTGACGGAATCTCATCGAAAGAAGATTAATCCCGTTAAAGACCGTATTGAAAAAGTTGTTTGGGACGGAAAGCCACGTGCTGAACGTTACTTCATTGATTATTTGGGTGCCGAAGACAACCACTATACGCGATCCATTACTAAAACATGGTTGACAGGTCTCATTGCGAGAGTATATGTGCCCGGAGTGAAGTTTGAGATTGTGCCTATCCTCGAGGGAAGTCAGGGGCTTGGCAAGAGCACGGCAAGTCGAAACCTTTACCCGGATAAGTTTAATGACACGCTAAAAGGAATGGGAAAGCAAAAAGACGACTATCAACAATTACAAGGTAGTTGGGTAGTTGAGGTTGCTGAGCTTTCAGCGATGAAGAAGACTGATATTGAGGGAATTAAAAATTTTATCAGTTCCCAAACTGACACTTACCGAAATAGTTATGGTCGCTATGCGTTACCGCACCCTCGTAAATGTGTGTTCATTGGAACAACCAACCAATCTGACTATTTGAAAGATGCCACTGGTGAGCGACGCTTCTATCCAATCAAATGTGGTGTTAGCGAGGCTAAGTTAGATGTATGGCACCCAAACGAGAATTATATTCTTCAAGTTTTGGCGGAAGCTAAGTATTGGTTTGATAATGGCGAACTTTTGTATCTGGATAAGTCGACTATGAAAGAAGCAAAAGCTCACCAAATGGACGCTGAGAGTGTTGATCCTATGAAAGAAGCTATTGAAGAGTTCTTATCCATGGAAGTACCGGCTGACTGGGGAAACATGAGTACCAGTTTGAAACAGAATTATGTTAATGACTATGGTCATCAATCAAAATGGTTGTTTGATCAGATTAGCAAGGAACGGAGACCGCTAACTCAAACAACAACTCGTGAGATTATGGAAGTCGTCTTCCACAAAACAGTAGATCGTTATTTGACCGGTAGAACGAATTCAGAAGCTAAGCGGATCAAGCTGTTAATGGACAATATGGACGGGTGGAAATCACAGCGAATTAGAATGAATGGTCAACGTCTACATGGATATATTCGCGAAATTTAGCAAGGAATTTACTAAGTGGACCACGTGGGACCAATAAAATGACCACGTTAACGTGTTCTTAAACGTTGTTATATCAACGATTGGACCACCGGGACACGTGGACCACGTTAAAACGAAAAGTTTCAGTTACAGGAGGAAAAGGAAAAATGAAAGTAATTTATCCAAGTTTAGTTGAACAAGCATTTGATATTTACGTTAGTGAAAATGGCCCCGTAATTCCCAAGAGGGTTAACGAATTAAAATCACATATTTATAATGTCTTGGTGAAAGATGGTGTTTTGAAACAAAATGGTGATCCAACACAAAAAGCAAAAGATGATGGATTGGTTGGGCGCTTTACACCGAATGAAGATGGGGAGTATGAGCCAGAGTCTGTAAGAGAGTTAAAACTTATGTACCCAGTGTATGCACAATTCAGTGACAAGCACTTCATGAAATCGAGCCAAGGGTGGCTAGCTGACGCCTATGTTATCCGAAGTGTTTCAAACCAAATATTGAATGATCCTAGTAGTAATGAAGAACAACGGCAAAATGCGTACAGGATTTTAGAACAACTGAAAAAATAAGAATATGGGAAGATGAAAATTAGCTTGACACTATCGTCGGAAATTATAATTCGCTTTAAAAACAATTCTCCGTAAGGAATGTTAAAATGAAGTTGGAATAGTTAGGCGAATGAACTTTTATTTAAAAGTAATAGAAAGGAACATTAGTTATGATAATTCGAATGATTGACTGTAAAAATGAAGATAATCAAATTAATTTCTTTGTTACGCGTGAGCCACGACCTAAAGAGCGTATTTATTTAAAAGATGGTCACGAAGCGTTTGTGCGCTACATTTATCAATTAGTTAGAGATAGTCAAGAAAGTTCAATGAAAGAACCGGATTTTGTGGCTATTGTTGAGTACCAAGATAACGGAAATCCGGTTTTGAAAGATTGGGGCAAAGAGACAGAACAGAGATTAATGGACTGGTTTAATGGCGGTAACGATGATGAAAAATTATGATGTATCGCGTATGAAGCACCGTGCCAATTCGGAGTGTATGGTGATAGTGGCGAGATTAACCCGAATACGGGTGTTCCCATTCAGCAGTTTGTATCGCAATTCTCGCTATGGTTCGGTGAGTATAGCCAGACCATCAACCAGCAGATTACTCTAACCGGGGACAATCTAACGGATACGAAGATGATTGTGGTGCGGCATAATGAACAGGTCAATCAGCAACAACTGATTAAGATCGGCGACACCCTTTATCGGGTTAGCAATGTGGCCGGTGATGATGAGGTTAACTCATTCGATGTAATCACATTGGTTCGCTACCAGAAGCACGGGTAATAAACGAGAGGTCGTCTTCACGGACGGCCTTTTGTGTATACAAGGAGATATTATTATATGGCAAAACCTATGAAGCAATGCAACCATGCTGGGTGCCGTCAACTGGTGCCCTATGACGTCCGTTACTGTGATAAGCACCAGCACAAGGCCAATGTCGAAACGTACCATAAGCGTATGTATGGTGAGCATGAGGGACGCTATCAGCAGTTCTATAAGTCTTCTCAATGGCGTAAGCTGTCCCGGCGATTCCTAGAAAACAATCCCGTCTGCGTGCAATGCTATCAAGAGGGCGTGATACGTAAGGCTGATGTAGTCGATCATGTGGTAGAGTTGCGCGATGATTGGTCCCGGCGACTAGATGAAAGCAACTTGCAACCATTGTGCTATAGACACCATAATCAGAAGACTAAGCAGGCTAGGGAAGCACGGTCAAAGGAGGTTAGTGCTAAGAATGGCGGCAAGCCTTGATGTAGCTGAGATAGTTGGCAATAGATGATGGTTGCGATTATACAGAGTATTCGCAAGTGAATATGGTTAGGTAGAGCTGAATTTTCAGCTGAATTAAAAATGACTGGCTAAGTTAAACTTAGGTAGTATAACTGCGCAATGATGTCCCGGATTTTCGGGTGATCTACTAAGCGGAGTTTTCCGCTGTGCTATCTGCGGTCGCAAGTTACGACCCCAACGCACTAACTTGGTGCATTAGCTGACCCGTTAAGATGACGTGACAGGTTGTTTTCGTAGCTCAATTTTGAGCCCCCAATTTTGGGGAGCTAAGCCGAAAACTAGGCTGAGTCGGATAATGATTGTCTCTATCGACATTATGCAGACTCAGGTGACGAATCGAATTGATCTGCGTGGCTAATGTGAACACACAGGTTCTATGAATGCCGGAGTAGCAATGATATGGGGGGCTATGAATGAACCGATAAGAGCGGGCACACTCCTTTCTGTGCGTAAATTTCCCTTTAAAAGTTTGATTTTTTGCCAATCTTGACAGAAACCAGAAAATGTCTACTACTTTATGCGAAATTTGCATAAATAAAAAACCAAGGGGCGAAACACAACTATATGGAGTGTGCTAACTGATAACGGCATACTGTATATTGCACTTTTCTCTCGAAAGTGTTACGATTTATGTATAATAAACGAATTCCGAATATATGTGCATTGAGGCTGCCTCAGTCATGCTGTGGTGGCTTTTTTGCATATAAATTTAGCGAAAGGAGCCCGAAAATGGGTCAAAAAATTAAGCAACTATCAACTCTAAAGAAACATCTAACGAACGAAGAACGCGACCAGCGTAAGGACGCCGAGACGGCCTTATTTGATTATCCGGCACTTGATTTAACACCCCCTGACTGGTTACATGACCGTGCTTTGACCGAATGGCAACGTGTTTCCCCATACTTGAAAGCCAACACACCCATTAGTGAACTTGATCGGGCCCTTCTAGCAAGCTACTGCCGGGCTTATGCCACAATTCAGACTTGCGAGAATGATATTCGTAAGAACGGACTAGTTCAAACCAATAAGGAAACCGGTTCCCGTAAGCCGAACCCATATGTGGCTTTGCAGTCACAAGCCATGAAAGACCTAAAGGCCCTAGCTAATGATTTAGGCATGTCGCTATCTAGCCGGGCACGTATGGAATTGAATAAACAGAAAGATGACGCGCCAGAAGATTCTTTTGAGGCAATGTTGTCATGATTAAATACGTTGATCAGGTCTTGTCCGGGGAAGTATTGGCTGGTCAAAAGATTAAGTGGGCGTGTGAGCGATTTAAACGCGATTTAAGCCGTTCTAAAGAAGCTAGCTTCCCATTCTACTATGACGAGGAAGCGGCGGCAAAAGCGATTAAATTCATCGAATTAATGCCAAAAACGGACGGCACCCAGCTAACAATGCAGCCCTTTCAAGAATGGATTATTAGTGAGTTATACGGCTGGCGGGAAAAAGCAACCGGTAACCGGCGTTATGATCGGGCATTCATTAGTATGGCACGGAAGAATGGTAAAACTTATCTGGCTTCGGGTATGGCTGCTAATGGCCTTTTAAGGGAACGTCAGCCTGCCCGTAATCGACAGGTATTATTCGTCAGCAACGCCCTTAAACAAGCTAAATTGGGCTACGATATGTTATCAAGTGGCTTGCGGCAAGTTCGTAAGCAGTCGAAGTATATGCGGCAACGTATCAAGGTGCAGAAGCAAGCCATTACCGACCTAGAAACTGATTCGCAAGCCTTAGCCCTTGCTAGTGATACCAGTACGCTTGATGGGTATGCCGGCACCACGGTTATTTTAGACGAATGGCATGAGGCCAAAGACCGTAAGGTATACAACGTCTTAAAGTCAGGTCAAACGCAAGAAGATAATTCATTGCTAGCGGTGATTTCCACTTCGGGGCTTAACCTCAACGTCCCCATGCACGCTGAATATGAGATGTTGACGGACGTTTTAAAGGGGAAGATTGAAGCTGATCGCTACTTTGTGGCAATTTGGGAACTAGACGACCGCGAAGAAGTTTACGATCAAGCCAATTGGATCAAAGCAAACCCGTTGTTCAGTGAACCACACGTTAAGCAACGCATGACGGAGAAAATTCAGGCCGATGTTGACCTTGCCATTAAGCAAAATAACCTCATTCCGGTGCTGGTTAAGAACTTCAATATGTGGTTGCAAGCCAGTGAGGACAGTTATATTTCAGCGGACGATTGGGCTGCTGGTAAATTAGATGAACTCCCCAATTTGCGGGGGCGTGATGTGTATATTGGCATTGATTTATCAAAAAGTAATGATTTGACCGCGGTTAGTTGGCTGGTGCCAATTGGTAACGGTCAATTTTATTGTGATAGTCATGCGTTTGTGGGGACTAAATACGGCTTAGATTCCAAGATTAAACGTGATGGTATTGATTACCGATCAATGGAACGGGCGGGCGAGTGTAGTATCACCCGACTAGACAGCGGCATTATTGATTATGACGCACTATTTGACTATGTACAGCAATTAGTCGGGCAATATAACTGGAAAGTGAAAGCCGTGGCCTATGATCCATACAACGCCCAAACCTTAATCACTAAGTTTGAAAAACTGAATTATCCCTTATTTGAAGTGCGTCAAGGGACGTTAACCTTGAATATTCCCACCCGAAATTTCCGTGATCAGCTGTATGCGGGTCATATTAAACACAATGGTAATCAGATTCTCGCTTATGCGGTCAATAACGCCATCTTGAAAGTGTTAAATAATGGCTGGCAATTGGATAAGGCCCGCAATAGCAACCGGATTGACCCGATAGCGGCGTTAATTAATGCTTATGTGGCCGGTATGGACTATTACCAAGAAAGCGAGGCGAACCAACATGCGAACGAATATTATGCGACTGCAACGGATCTGTTCTAATTACCTATCTGCAATCTTTCTGATTATGGGGCTGGTTCTGCTAGTCGTTGGTGTCGGCGGTTGGTTAGGCTGGTATGCAGCTATCATGCTGGCCGGAGTGAGCCTGATCGTTTTGGCACTACTGATTAATTATGAAGAAAAGGAGGTGAACCCATGAGCATTTTTGTTAAATCAACCACCACCAGTGGCAATCATGATCCAGTGGCTGACGCCTTGGTTAGTCTGTCTAGTAATGACCCCTATACGTTTGTGAGTGCGGCGGTGCTACGGAATAGCGATATTTATGCGGCCATTAATATTATCGCCAGTGATATTGCCAGCAACCCGATCGTTTGTGATACGGCCATTTTTAATACCATGATTAATCAGAACCCGAATAGCAATATGGACGGTTACCATTTTAAATATGCTTTGGCGGCCAACCTGCTTCTTAATGGCAATAGCTTCGCGGAGATTTTGCCTAATCACACCCTGAAACTGATTCCAAACAATCAATTGGTGGTTGAGCAAGACGATGTGAGCGGCAAGTTGACCTATACTTATACGCCAACCAGTGGAACGTGTCGTCAGATCGCGCCTGATAACATCTTGCATTTCAAATATTTCACCAAAGACGGGGTATCGGGGATCAGCCCACTATATGCCTTGAAAGATGAACGCCAGATTCAGTCGGCCGGCAATAAATTGCTAACCGGCTTTTTTACTGCCGGCGTGCACGGCACCACCATTGTTAAATTGCACCAAACGGACTTAGGCAAAGAAGCCAAAGAAAACGTCCGAAAACAGTTTGATGAAACGACCACCGGAGAAAATGCGGTTAATACGATTGTCACTGATGATGGTATGGATATTAGCGATCTGCCCTTAAATACCGATGTGTTAAAACTTGTGAACTCGAATGATTGGACGACCCGGCAAATTGCTAAAGCGTTTGGGTTGCCGCCGGAGCGCTTAGGGGTAGAAAACGATCACTCTAACCAAGAGCAAAGTGGCGTGCAGTATCTACAAGGGACGTTGCAGCATTACTTCGATAGCTTCACCAGCGAACTATCATTCAAGCTTGGCCATGACTTCGCCTTTAACACAGATAAGTTATTGAGCCTTGATCCGCAGACGCAACAAGCTCAAGCAGTAGCTGGATTTACGGGCGGCATTATGAGCCGCAATGAAGCCCGGGCCAAGATCGGTCTGCCACCAACTGATGATGGTGATATTTTCTTAAATTTACAAAAGAATGGAGTGAATACGAGTGAAGAATAATCAACGATTTACCTTGGCGGCCGAACTGAAAGCAGAAAAACGTGACGCCGTCCCAACTGATCCCGAAAATAAGGATCAGCCTAATTCCGGTGAACCAGCTACACGAGCCCAACAAGTTGATGGTAAGCCTGTTATTTCTGGTTATGCCGTGGTGTTCAATAGCCCATCATTGAAAATGAGCACGAATGATGGCACTGAATTTGTTGAAATGATTGATCCCGCCGCCCTTGATGGCTTGGACTTATCAAAATTAGTGCTATTGAATAGCCATAATTGGGCACAACCGTTAGCCCGGGCCGACAACGGGACCCTCACCACGAGCGTTGATGATACGGGGTTAAAGTTCACGGCGGAACTAGACCCTAGCGTGAGTTATGCGATGGATACGTATAACAATATTAAAAATGGGGTGATCGGTGGGTGCTCGTTCACCTTTGACTTAGACAATGGTGACGATACTTGGTCGCAAGATACAGCTAGTGGTCAAGTGACCCGGACGGTCAACCATATCAAAGACTTATACGAATTAACGACAACGGCCATTCCGAGCTATGGTCAGTCAAGTGTTCAGCAAGTGATTCAAATTGAAAGTCGTAGTTACGAAAAATTTATCAATCAAGAAAAGGAGCCTGATAATATGGCAAAGCAAACAATTATTGATCCAAATACGAATGAAGATGAAAACAAGACTGGTGTTCCTGCCTTTGAAGCTTATGTACGAAGCCACGGTGAAACCCGAGACGGCTTGAATACGAGTGGTGCCAGTGCCGTTATTCCCAAGGAACTAATTACCCCTGTCTTCCAATTAAAGCAATCTAGCTATAATCTCGCCCAATATGCCACAGTTAAACCAGTCTCTAGTGGTTCTGGAACTTATCCTATCTCGACTAGTCGACAATCAGCTGTACTGGCTACCAAGGAAGAACTCGCCGATATTGCGGACGTTAACGCGAACATGTTTACGGAAGTGCCATTTGATGTGAAAACTCGTGCGGGTAAGATTGCCCTATCTAACGAAGTGGTGGAAGATGCCGAAGTGGATATTGTGAGTGAAGTTAAGGCCCAATTACAACAACTGGTTGATAACACCGACAACACGCAAATTATGGGTCTGCTTACGGGGACAGACTTTGCCAAAGCAACTGCTACTGGAATTGATGATCTCAAGAAGATTTTCAATGTCACCTTAGACCCTGCATTGAGCAAGATGTGGTTAGTTAACCAGTCCGGATTCAATTATCTTGACACCTTGAAAGACAGCGAGGGCCGCTACTTATTGCAACCTAATCCAACGGCACCCAGTGGCTTTACGCTGTTAGGCGCACCGGTCGTGATGATTAGTGATAAGTTACTGGCTAACAATGCAGATGGCACATTCCCAATGATCGCGGGTGATTTATCACAAGCGGTGGCTGTCTTCCGTCGCAACCAAGTAACCGCCCAATGGGATAAGTTTGACCAGTTCAGCCAAGGGTTATCAGTGATCGTGCGGAACGATTATGAAGTGATTGATAAGTCTGCTGTAATTAATGTGGCCTTAGGGACAGCAACCAGCGGTAAATAGAAGAACATAAGGGGGTGTTAATTTGACACTCCTATACAAGGGGAAGCCATTTTGGACACCCCTTATATACATAAATTAAAACTAAGGGGGAACGAAGCGTTACCCCCACAAAGGAAGTGATGATATGGCTGTGACGGTTGATGATATTAAAACCAGCTTACGCTTGGACTTGACCGAAGATGATACCTTAATTCAGGGCTACTTAGATTCTGCTAAGGAATATGTACAGACCGCTGTTAGCACTAAGGCTGACTTAACCCAATATAAACAATACGATTTTGCGGTGTCGTTGCTAACACAATTCTGGTATCAAAACCGGGTAGTGGATATGAAGCAGACTCCTTACCAAGTGGTTAGCATGATCCAGCAACTACGAGCCGTTGCTGATTGAATACAACTGGTCGTTGTAATGCCTTTTTATTAGTGCTAAAATTTAATTGCTTTCAATGACTGGTTAGAGCCATTGGCTTTCTCATAATGTTAGGGGGGTCGCATTTTGCGGCCCCCTTCCCTCATACATATATTTGGAATCAGAAAGTGTGATTTCAATGCGTCAAGATATTAAGAAGATTCGCAATTTGTTAAAAGAATATGCCAAACTAAAACGGGAAATTCGGACGTTTAATCAGGTATCTAGCCCGGTTTTAAGTGTGGCTCCTAGCCACAGCGGCGGCAATGGCGTTGAAACTAGCCTCATTAACTATGTTGACCTATCTTGTCAGCTGAAAGAGGTCGATGACGCGCTAAATGCGATCCATGATCCGCAGTATCTATTTATCCTACATGATTACGTCATTGAGAAACGTTTCACCCGAAGCGAGGCTTGCGAACGATTATCCGTTAGTGTTAGCAAGTTTAATTATTTAAAGAACCGGGCGCTAGAAGTGTTCAAAAAGATTTATTCATAATGTTCCAAGTATGTTAGAATTCTTGTTGTAAGGAAGATTTCCACAAGGAGGAATTCACATGGCAAAGGAATATACCGCTGATACAATAGCAAAGTGGTTTTTAACAAGATCAAGTATGTCACCAAAGAAACTACAAAAAATGATATATTACGCTTACTCTTGGGTATTAACATTAATGAACGATAATTCGAGTGATTTACAAAACAAACTTTTTGACGATGAATTTGAAGCTTGGGTTCATGGGCCAGTTATACGGTCTATTTACTCTGAATATGCAGACTATGGTTACCATGATATTGAAGAATATGTTGGGAAAAAATCCCCTGAATTACCTGCTGATATAGAGGATATATTGGAACAAGTCAGAGATGTTTATGGCGGATATACTGCTGATGAATTGGAGAACATGACACATCAAGAGACACCATGGAAAAATGCAAGGAATGGCTATAGTCCAATAGAGCTATGCCAGAAAAAAATTAGTGATCGTGATATCTATGATTGCTATATTCAAAGAGTTGCATAATCATGAAAGTTTCAAATTCAACTAATCCTAAAAAGAATGTAAAAGCTGATTATAACTTTGAAAAAAGAACTAACGAGGTAAGCATTGAGTTAAATTCATATAAAAATTGGACTCACAGCTTAAGGGTCGACAAATTTACTAACGAGTATCACAATCAAAGTGAAGTTGGGAAAGTTTATTACCAGTTAGTTGATAGGTTATTGCCCTTTGTAAAGGAGAAGGGTCCAAGTATAAAACAGGAGAGACATTGTCATCTTCTGAGTGGAGATGAAAGAGAACTAGCGACAAATATAGTAAATGAACTTCACGGCTTCAATTTAGATGACGAAACTGAAATTTGGCAACTTTCTTGTGGTCAAGGTGTAAGGCTGCTAGCAGTTATTACATTTACCGATGATAGTGAAAATGTATATCCTCTTTTTTTAGACCCACATCATCTTATATACCCTGACCAGTCTCATAATCAGAAAGACTATGGAAAAAAAGTTTGTAAATTTAATCCCAGCAAATCTTATTGACGTTGCTAACCAACTCAGTCATGAGCTGGTTATTTTTTGCAAAAAAAAACTGCTAACCAATATGGTTAACAGTCACTGCCCCGCGCAAGTATGAAGCCACCGAAAACGGTGGTTTTTTGTAAAGTAAGCCAAATGGTAAGCCAACCATTATTTACTAGGCGTTGAACCCCTTGCTATCACTAGTGTATAGGCGTTTATGAAGAAGTGGGGGTCATTCCCAGTATACCCAATTCTTACTTATCAGCCGTTGTCATAGGGTGTCAAAACCCTTATGACAGCGGCTTTTTAGTGACTTAGTGTTTTATAGATGGTGGCAGGGTTTAGTTCACATTTTGACAGAAGAACAGAGTATTTGAAAGTTTTAAAATGGGGATGAAAAGTGATGATATTTTTTCAACAACTAATATATAATGGGATTAGTTGAAAGGGGATAGGGGAATATGCTAAGAAAATTGGGGTTGTCTTTAATTGTTATCGGCGGGGTTTTGACTATAGGGACAAAAAATGTGAATGCGGCCTCTTTTGCTTCAGGGGACTCTATAGTTTCTATGACTACTCGCAATAATTATATTCATGATTCAAAATACCGATATCTAGTCACAAAGAAGAATGCAATTGCTTATAAAGCAATTGGTAAGGCGCCTGATTATACTGCCAGTGTGTCTATCAATAAAAATGTGCCATTAACAGTGCGGCAGACGGTTGAGGGAGGACATATTGTTACGGAACCGCAAAGCACGGATAAATTATTTTTAAGTAACGATAAGCAATTTGTATATTCCAGTGATGTAAAATCACTAAGTAAAAAGCAAATTAAAGTGTTGGCTAAGGATTCTAAAAAATGGTCCTCAAAAATCGGGAAAAAGAGTGTACAGGCGGTCGGTTATTATACTGGCGATGGTTATGAAAAAATTAACGGGTATTTGAGAAATGGTAAAGGTCAGAAAAAAGTTGTCAAAAAAGCGCAACTGGTCCAAAAGGGGATTTCTAAATTCAAGCTACGTTACAATACGACAGTTTATCGTGGTATATCTAACAAAGGCTTAAAGCTCTCACTAAATAACCGGGGATTAAGCGTTGGATCAATCTATCAAGACAAGGCCTTCTCTTCTACTAGTCTCTCTAAGCAAGTCGCCTTAGGATTCAGTAGTCAGTGTCTTTTGAGAATCAATATTCCAGCCGGGTTCCATGGGGCCTATATTGATCCAATCTCAAAGAATAAAGGTGAGAAGGAGTATTTGCTGAAAGAGGGACAAAAATTAATTGTTACTAAGATTCAAAATGTAAGTTATACGGAAGCGACAAAAATATACCTGATTAAAAATAAAGGGTCAAAGGTAGTCCAACACACAACTAATAACGTTAAGGGAAACTACAAACTAATTACGCTAAATTTGTTGAATTAAAAACTGCTAACCAAGGTGGTTAACAGTCACTGACTTGTGTAAGTATGAAGTGATGTTTCTGGTAAATCTAAATAGAAGGTGAGTCGTTAACTGCGGTTATGCGTTGTTGACGGCTTTTTTGTGGCCAGTAGAAACAAA